TCTACGAGAAGCGTGACCGACTTATCACCAAGTAATACACTAATTAGGGGCAACCAAAATGAGCTTTAGTTACGATCCTACTGACCTCAATACTACGACTTCTTCTGGTCGCCTTAATGTTGTTAGGTTCCTTGTTGGTGACACAGATAGCAGTGACCAGCAGGTACAGAACGAAGAGATTGCGTTTCTCCTAAGTATTAACTCTGACGGTACTTACACAACAGCCTCCGAGGTATCTGACAGTATCTCTGCTAAGTACACAAGGTTAGTCACAACACAATTAGATGGTCAACTGAAACTCGAATACGGTGATCTAGCTAGTAAGTATAAGTTGCTTGCCAATAGCCTAGAAGATAGGGCTAAGAAAGACAATTCCTCTTACAGTATTGTTGCGGGCGGTTATAAACGTACAGATATGACTATCGGGTACAATTCACCTAATCGTGTACAACCCCGTATCACTAGGGATGGTTTCCGTAATCGACCTTACACAGAGTCGCATGTAGATAATGATGGACTATAAGGAATAACTTTATGTTAGCTGCCTATCAAGTCCAACATATGCTAAAACAGTTTGGTCGTGTATCTACCCTTAATTTTGCTGGTGCAGGTACATACGATCCTGCTACTGGCACTAATACAAAACCTGCTAACACGACACAACAAGTTAAGGCATACTTCGCTGAATACTCATTGGAGGAAGTCCAAGGTGTTACACTAGGCAGTAGGTTTGTTCTCATAGGTGCTACCGATATACTTGGCAATGCTGTAGCTAAACCCTCAGAAGACGATACTATCTCGGGACTAGATGATACCGTAGTGGTGTATAAAGTACAATCTATATATTCCGGTGAGAGTGTTGTGTGCTACCTATGTCACGCTAGGGAGTAGTGTATGAGAGTAACAAACAACTTCAAAGAAGCTAGTAAGTCGGTTAGCCTGTCTATCAGTAAGAAACTAGAAGATATTGCTGAACCAGCCGTAAGGACTTACCTTATTGACCTAGCTGAAGATGCTGTAGCTATTTCCCCCGTGTGGTCAGGTGCATATGTTAAGTCTATGTCTATAGTACCTTCTGGAAGTGGTGCTGGTCGTATGAGACAATCTAATGATGACTATATGAGTAATGACAATAGGGCCGACACTGGCGGTATTAAGCAAGAGGCTTTCTCACAACTAATGTCTGATATTAACGGGTTAAAGATCATGGAATCTAATGGCTTTGTTTTACGCAACAGGTCTAAGCACTCTGTTGCAGTGGAAAACAAGCACCATGTGTTTCAGAAACTGGGCGACAGGAGAAGGTAGTGGCAAGTATATATGACAACATTAGGTCTACACTTGAAGTGAACCTATCCGCTGTGGCTGGTGTGCCTCAGATTGCTTGGGAGAACGTCAAATACGTCCCTACAACGGGAACTCCATACCTTAAGCCAGTGCTAGTACCTACGCTAAGAGAACCCTCTGTACGGGGCTTAAATCCACAGATGCTCTATAGGGGCTTCTACACTATTACTTGCTATGTACCACAGGGTGATGGACCTTCGGTGGTAGACGATCTAGCAGACAGTATTATTGATGCCTTTGAGGCTACAACAGATATTACTGATGGCACGACAATAGTTTCTATAAGATATGCCGAGAGAGGTCTTGGTGTCGAAGATGGAGCTTTCTATGCAGTACCAGTCACTATCGGTTGGTATCACTATTCTTAATTCCTTATAGGAGAAACACAAATGCCAACTTTTGCACAAGGTTCACGCTCTAGCCTTTCTTATGTTGTTGAAGCTACCTTCGGAACTACCCCTGCTGGTAACTTCCTTAATCTACCCTTTAGTACACAGTCCCTGAACATTACCAAAGAACGACTGACAGGTACAGACATTCAAGCTGACCGTATGGCCCGTGTAGACCGTCATGGTAATCGTCAGGTAGCTGGTGATATTGTTGTCGACCTTCGTGACGGTGATTACGATGCTTTCCTAGAGTCTGCAATGCTTAACACTTGGGTCACTAATGTACTCAAAGTAGGCACAACACCAAAGTATATGTCTATTGAAGACTATGCTGCTGACATTGACCAAGCCCGTCTGTTTACAGGTTGTACTGTTTCCACTATGGGTATCTCACTAGCACCTAACCAGATGGTCACAACTACCTTTGGTATGGTAGGCAAAAACATGACGATTGGTGCTACACAGAAGACACAGACAGCCTCCTCTGGTGCAGTACCCTTTGATGCTTACTCCGGTGACATTGCTATCGGTAACGTGGCAAGTTCTACTGCCTCTGCTATCGTAACAGGACTAGATTTTACCCTAACTAACTCATACGCACCCACTTTTGTTATTGGTGATGATAGCGCACCTTCACTTGAGTACGGTCGTGCTGATGTAGAGGGTACAATTACAGTTTACTTTGAAGATGCTGCACTTATCACACGCTTCCTAGACGAAGTAGAGTCAGAACTTGAGGTATCTGTAGATGACCCCACTGGGGCTAATGCTTACACATTCCTATTCCCCCGTATCAAGATTAATGGTGCTGATGTAGGTGTAGATGGGCCAACTAGCCGTATGATTACCCTTCCTTTCGTTGCGCTCTACGATACTACTGAGGGTACTAACCTCAAGATCACTCGCCCAACTTAATTACTCTGCACTTTAACATATGATACCTAAGTCATAAACTATAAGTATGATCTAAGTATCATAAAGTAACACCTTAGCAATAAGGTTAGTGAGAGGCTCTTGGGTCGGGCTTAGGGCTTCTCACGACTATTTACTACACCCCGACAAACAACTTAATAATACTATTAAAGGACTTCCCGAATGGACCTCAAAGACCTCACCCCAAAGACAGATGATGTTGTTGTGACACTTAATCACCCGTCTACAAGTCTACCAATCCTTAATGATGGTGACAACACACCAATGACTATTACTATGTACTCGCCTTACTCTAAGGAGTACAAAAAGGTACAACATGAGCAGATCACTAAACGTCTACAGAAGTCGCAAAAGTCTGGTAATGATGCTGTTGATTATGGTGAGTTAGAAGATGCCTCCTTGGAGATTCTAGCTAAGGTTACTAAGTCTTGGGACATTACACTTGGTGGTGAAAAACCTAAGTTGACAGTATCTAAGGCAAAAAGTCTATATGAAGATGTATTCTGGATTAAGACCCAAGTTGAAGAGGCAGGTACTAAGACACTGGATTTTATGAAAGCCTAACTCGTGAGTTGTGTGAATGGGCTGAACACCAGTTCAAACTAAACACACCTGATGAGGGTGGCACAACACAGAGACAACACCTCGAACAAGTCGAAAGGCAGACTGGACGTAGACCTGAAGCATTGGAACCCCCGACTAAATTCCCTATGCTTCTATCTCATGTCTGGTCTGCCTTTCTTAGTTTAAGTAATAGCAGAGGTCAAGGTTTCTCTGGACCTGCCCCTATAGGGTACGAACAAATTAAAGCGTGGAAAGAACTCACTGATACCCCTATTGCTAACTGGGAGGTAGAGGCTATTGTAAAGATAGACAGGGTTTATATGGGGGTAGCTAATGGCTGATCTTGCGATTGTAATTGATACTAGCTCTATAGCAGATGCTAAGAAAAAGGTTGCTGCCTTTCAAGCTCAACTTGGTAACAACAAGTCTGTACTAGGGTTAACCAGTGCGCTTGGTACTGTAGAGAGTGGCGTAAAGCAACTTGTAGCTGCACAAGCTAAGGGACAGATTAGTTCACGTACTTACCAGCAAGGTCTACTAGAACAGAAGAGGGCTTTAATGGCCCTTGGTATGTCATCTCAGTTAGCTAGTGCCAGAGTACAACAACTTGCTAATGAGTTGCGTAACCAATCTGCTGCTAAGGCTGCTGCTGCTGCACTAGAGCAAGCCGCAAGGGCAAGTAAGGCATTAGCAGACCGTCAGAGAGAGCTTCGTATGAGGTTCCAAGAGGGTTATGCAAACTTCGCTAGGCAACGTGAGGCTATGCGTAGTCTACGTGAGGCATACCGCTCTGGTATCATTACTATTGAACAATACAGGGCGCAACTAGAGCGACTTCGACTCGTAAACAACGGTAACATTAGAGGTACTAATAACCTTGGTGTTATGATGCAACAGACAGGTTATCAGGTTGGTGACTTTGCGGTTCAAGTTCAGTCTGGTGCTAACGTAATGGTTGCGTTTGGTCAACAGGCTACACAGTTAGTTGGTGCGTTGTACCTTATGCCACCTGCTGTCCTTGCTACTCAGATACCCATACTTGGACTCACTGTTTCTGTGACAGCACTTATTGCAGCTTTCAGTATCATTATACCTATCTCAACTGCTATTGCAGGTTCTTTACTTAGGGCCAGAAAAGCTGCTAAAGAGGCTTCTGAACCTGTACAGACTTTAGAAACTCGTGTTAAAGCCCTAACAGACTCCTTAAAAGAGTTTGAACGCACTAAAAAGGCTATCTCTCTTGGTATTACACCCGACGAGCTTACAAGTTCAGAGTCTCTGGACAAGGCAAGAAAGAACCTAGAGTCTTTTAGGAAAGCACGCGATGAGATAATATATGGTAACAATACTACCCCAAACAAGGGTACAATCGTACCAGACGAGGGTATTTTTGATTCACTTAAAGAGGGTGTAATAAGTTCTTATAGGAAAGTCCGTGGTGACTTCTTATCTATTATTAACACTGACGCGAAAACGGGTATGGGCGCGCTAGGTGAAGGCATTTTTGGTAGTGGTGAAGCCTCACAAAAGTCTATAGATAAGTCTTTTGATTCATATCTTGCCGCTATAGGTACTGTATTTAAATTAGAAGATAAACTTGCTAGTGAACAGAAGGACAACTTTAACGAACGGGATAGCTACCTACAACAAGAGATAGCTATGCAAAAGGCTATCCAGAGTTCTGGGGAGAACAGCTCAGAGGTTAGGTCTCTTGCACTTGCTCAAGATGTTAGTAACATGGAAAAGGCTGTTGATGCACAGATTCTTCTTGCCGAGATAAGTGGACCCTACGGAGAACAACTAAAAACTAGTAATGAGTTGTTACTAAACCTTGGTTTTAGTATCGAAGACGCTAGAATTAAAACAGAATCTTTGTTAGAGGCTGAGGTTAAACGCACTGAGTCAGTCCAACTCTTCTACGACCTACAACAAAAGACTACAGAAGAGACTGCCGCAACTCTTTCTGGTGTTAACGCTATTAAAGATGCTGTAGCAGCTACCACTAAAACACTAGAGAACAGACTCGAAATATCCAAGTTAACTCTACAGTTCGGTAAAGACTCCGAAGAAGTTGCTAATAAAGAAGCTGACATTGCTAGGGCTTCCTACATGCTGGCTCAACAAGACAACAAGGTTAAGGGTAATAACTTAATTGCTGCAATGAAGTTGTACGATGCTGCTGTACTTAATGAAAAGGCTATAGCTGCTGCTGCGGCTGAGTCTAAGGAACTAGAAGGTGGTCTAAAGGGTGCTGCTGCTGCAATGCAATCCCTTGTTGGTTTTGGGCAAGGTCTAGAAAAGGCACTTGCTGTTGCTGTAGCCCAGTCAAAAGCTATAAAAGACAATGTTAGCACTGCCAACGCTGGTACTATTGCTGGTATGAGGGTTGATCTACAAGATAAAACTAACAACGCACTTGGACAGGAAGGTGCTGACCCCCTTATTATTAGAGCGCAGTCTGCAATAGATAGTGCAACTATAGACGCACTAGAGTCTCAGCTCTCTAGTAATGAATCTGCTACTCTTGCAAAAAGGGCGTCTACTAAGTCTGGTTCCAGCGGAGGTTCTGGTACTTCTCCTGCACAAGAGCTTCAAGACTACCTCACTAAGTTACAACAACAATCAGAGATAGAGAGTAAACTGGTTGGTATCTTTGGTACTAAGCGTTCGGTAGAAGAAGAAATACTTAATGCTCGTAATAAGTACGGTGAAGTAATGAGTGCTACCCAAGAGAAAGAACTTAGGGGTACTCTACTACAGATCGAAGCCGATAAGGAACGTCAAAAGGTTCTTGAAGAGGCTAAGGCACAACAACAAGAGGTAGCTAATACCATCCAGTCAAGTATGGAAACTGCCTTTATGTCTATGGTTGATGGCACTAAGTCTGTAAAAGACGCCTTCAAGGACATGGCTAAGTCTATCATAGCTAAACTATTCGAGGTACTTGTTGTGCAACGTCTAGTAGGCTCTTTTGATAGTAAGACTGGGGTAGGTTCTGGTATCGTAGGTTCTGTTGCTAAGGCGTTTGGTTTCGCTGATGGTGGTGCCTTCTCAGGTGGCTCACAGATACAAGCCTATGCTAATGGTGGTGTTGTGGGTGGACCTGCTTACTTCCCTATGTCCGGTGGTAAAACTGGTCTTATGG